TGATGCCGATCTGTTTACTATCAAGTATGCCGTCGGAGCTGATAAGGCTGTTCCTGCTGAGGTGACTACCATGGAAGACATGGCTCAGTACTATGCGAAGAGCTTCATCAAGGCTGCGATCAAGTCTCGTAAGGGCTACAAGGGATCTGGTTCTCCGACCATGTTCACTTCCGAGTCCATGCTGTCTGAGATGCTGCTGCTCGAGGATACCATCGGCCATCCGCTGTACAAGACTGAGGCTGAGCTGGCTACGAAGATGAGAGTATCTCGTATCGTGACCGTTCCGGATGAGATCCTGGATCGCGCTAAGGTGGACGGCAAGACCGTCTTCGCGATCGTGATCAATCTGAATGACTACAATGTCGGTGCTGACAAGGGCGGCGCGATCTCCATGTTCGAAGATTTCGATATCGACTACAACCAGCAGAAGTATCTGATTGAGACTCGTTGCTCCGGCTCTCTCACGAAGCCGTTCTCCGCGATTGTTCTCTATGCTGGCGAGGCGAGCAAGAGAGAATCCAAGATCGTTGGCGATAAGGACTTCAAGGCTAAGGAACTCATCTGATCCTGGCCTCGAAACTTCAAAATGGAGGACTGAGTGGTGAAATTTCATGGCAAGGTCGGGTTCATTAGAACCGAAGAGACCGTTCCCGGCGTATGGGAAGAACAGGTGACGGAGGGTGAATACTATGGCGATGTTACCAGAGCCAGCAAGCGCTTTAGTTCGTCAGACAAAGTAAATGTGGATCTGGATATTAGCAACGAGATCAGTATTGTGGCCGACGCCTTTGCCGCTCAGAACTTCCAATGGATTCGGTATGTCGAGTGGCAGGGCGTGAAGTGGACCGTACCCAGTGTTACTTTGGACCCGGATCGCCCGAGACTCAATCTAACGGTGGGAGGTGTGTACAATGGCAAGCAGGCTTGAGCTGCATGAGGAGTTGTGTAATCTACTCGGATCTAGAAATGTGTACTTCCAACCCCCCGCAACCGTTACTATGCGCTACCCGGCAATCGTTTACCGAAAACATTCACTGGATAATATCGCAGCTGATAACATCCATTATCTTCAGCATCGTGGGTACGAACTCACGGTAATTGATAAAGATCCTGATAGCAAAGTCGATGAAGCGGTGTCGAAATTACCTCGATGCCGCTTTAATCGTTCTTACGCTTCTGATGGATTGAACCATTTTGTTTACATTCTTTACTACTAAGGAGGAAATTTCATATGGCTAAGATCGTATGGGATGAGATCGGCACTCATTTTTATGAGACCGGTGTGGACCATGGCGTCCTTTATAAGTATGCAGAGTCGACCGGCGAAGGAGATGTCGCTGGCTTTAAGAACGGCGTAGCCTGGAACGGTCTGACTGCGGTTAACGAGTCACCGTCTGGTGCGGAACCGTCACCTCTGTGGGCTGACAACATCAAGTACCTGAACCTGATCTCGAACGAGGAGTATGCAGCAACCGTTGAAGCATACACCTATCCGGAAGAATTCGAAGAGTGTGATGGCTTTGGCGAACTTGCGAAGGGTGTGACTGTAGGCCAGCAGCCGAGAAAGATGTTCGGCCTGTGCTACAGAACCCTGATCGGAAATGACGTCACTCCGGCAGGATCTAATTCGGAGCTGTATAAGCTGCACCTGGTCTACAACTGCACGGCGTCCCCGTCTGAGAGAGCACATGCAACGGTCAACGATTCTCCGGAAGCAGCTACTCTGTCTTGGTCGATCTCGACTACCCCGGTTGAGGTTCCGAAGATGAAGCCGACTGCTTGCATCACGATCGATTCTAGAAAGATTGCTAAAGAGAAGCTCACGGCACTTGAAAAGATTCTGTACGGTGATGAGAGCAATGAGCCGAGGCTGCCGTATCCGACGGAACTGGCTACGCTGCTGGCTGCCTGATCTAACGCGTAAAAGAAAGGAGAACCATTATGTTTAAGACTACAGTTAAATACACGGATTTTCTTGGTGGTGAAAGAGAAGAAGTTCTGAGATTCAACCTGAGTGAGCTGGAAATGAGGGATCTCATGTCTGAGGATCCGGTTCTCAATCCGGCAGTTCTCACCGCGATTTCTGAGGCGAATGACGTTGACTCCATGTTTAAGGTCATTCGTAAGCTTATTCTCCATTCCTATGGCGAGATGAGCGAAGATGGTCGGTACTTCCGGAAGTCGAAGGAGATCACTTCGGACTTTGCTCATTCGGCAGTATATGAGGCTCTTCTGAATGACCTCATGAGCGACGATGGGCACAAGCTTAGTGATTTTATCACTGGAATTTTCCCTGCAAGCGTAGCGGAAGAGGTTCGCAAGGCAACCGCAGCACAGATGACCGTAGTTAAGTAAACATGAAAAGGGGGTGAGCGAGATGCTGACTATAGTGGTTCCTGGCCGCAGTGAGTATTGGGATGAGGCGAAACTTGAATTCGTCTATGCCAACGAGAAGGACGTGACATTGCGCATGGAGCACTCGCTCATCTCCATTTCTAAGTGGGAGTCTAAGTGGTGTGTGCCGTTCTTGTCTAGTGAAAAGACGCCAGAGCAGATACTGGATTACATCAAATGCATGACGCTTAACCCAGTTGACGATTCCGTATACGACCGTCTCACAAGAAAGAACATTCAAGACATTAACGATTACATCGCAGCGCCGATGACTGCCACTGTGGTAAATGATCCTACAAGTAAGCGACGGAATAGCACTGAATTTGTAACGTCTGAGCTTATTTACTATTGGATGATCGCTTACAACATTCCTGTAGAATTCGAAAAATGGCACATTAACAGGCTGATCATGCTCATCCGGGTTTGCAGTGCAAAGAATGAGCCGGCTAAGAAGATGAGTAAGAGCGAAGTGGCTGCTAGTTATCGAGCTCTAAACGCTGCACGTAAAGCAAAACTTCATACGAAAGGATAACCCTCATGATCAAGCTTGTTTCGAAGGGTGGGTTTGACAAAACCACCAATTACCTTAAGAAACTTAAAGCTTCTCAGTATGGCCAAATCATCGAAAAGTATGCAAAGCAGGGCGTTGAGGAACTTTCGAATGCGACTCCGGTTCGCACAGGACTGACCGCTGCAAGTTGGTCCTATGTAATTCAAAATGATACCCCTGGAAGATGGGTTATCGAATTTCACAATTCAAATATTAACGAATACGTAAATATTGCCCTGATATTGGATGCAGGGCACGCGACAAAATCAGGAAGCTGGGTCGAAGGGAAGCATTACATCGATCCGGCATTAGAGCCTATCATTCAAGGGCTCAGTAAAGACTTATGGGAGGAGGTTGCTAGAGTATGAGTACACAGAATGTCGAAACAAAAGTTGTTGAATTTCAGTTCAATAACTCTGATTTCGAGCAGAATGCTGCACAGTCAATCTCCACCCTCGAAAAGTTGAAAGAAGGCCTCCAGTTTACCGACAGTACTGCCGGATTGGAGGATATTAATAAATCGATCAAGAACGTCAACTTTGACAACCTGCAGAACGGCATCGAGGAGACTAAAAAGGGGTTCTCCGCCCTTGAAATGATCACCTTTGGTGTCATGACCAGGATTGGCGAAAAGATTGCCGATATTGGTACGCAGTTGCTCACTTTTGTTCCTAAACAGATTGTCCAAGGGGGTAGTACCCGAGCTCATAATATGGAGCAGGCTAAGCACCAGATTCAAGGACTTGGCCAAGCGTGGGAAGATGTCAAAGATGACGTTGACTATGCTGTCAGTGGAACTCAGTACGGCATGGACGTTGCTGCTAAAGCAGCATCTCAGTTGCTGGCTTCGAACGTGGAGTTTGGAAAATCATTTGGCGAGACTGGCAATAGCCCGATGGCAAAAGCTCTTCGAGGTATTTCCGGCGTTGCTACGATGACCAACAGCAGCTATGAAGAGATCAGCGCGATTTTCACTAAAGTTGCCGGTTCTGGCCGTATGATGGCAGAGGAACTTAACCAGGTTGCTGGGCGAGGCCTAAATGCAGCTTCCGCCATTGCTGACTTCTTGAACGACAAAGTGGATGTTAAAGAAGTCGACGGGGAAATGGTCGAATTCCATCGACTTTTAGACGGAGGTACTCAGGATGTCATTGACTACGTTCAGGAGCTGACCAACGGAAAAGAAGTTACCGAGAAAGACGTTCGAGAACTTGCTTCTGAGGGTAAGATTAATTTTGGAATCTTCTCTCAGGCAATGGACGCTGCGTTTGGTGAGCATGCGACCAAGGCGAATGAAACCTATACTGGCGCTTTGTCAAACTGCAAGGCTCAGCTGTCTAAGATTGGTGAGATCTTTGCGACGCCTATTTTTGAGCAGGGGCGAAAGATATTTGCGAATTTGTACGATGTCATCAAAGATATTCGCAGTGTATTAACCCCTGTAGCCGATGTATTTTCGATTGTTATTGACGCGCTAGGCGATATTGCAGCAGCGGGCATTAAAGCAATTCACGGATTCTTTTCCCCGTTAGTGACTGCGGCAAATGCTGCACACAAAGCTCTTACACCCTTTGTAGACGCCGCAAATGGAAGCGATTTCGTTGAGAACCTTATAAATGGGCTTGGCTTTGGTAAAGTGAAAGAAGCCGTCGACGAAGCGAAGACTATGGTGTCTTCGATCGAAGAGATTAGAAGCAAAGCTATCGAAGTAATTCGCGGTGACTGGGGAAATGGGCAAGCAAGAAGAGATGCGTTGACTGAAGCTGGATTTGACGCTGAAACTATCCAGAAGTACGTTAACACCGTTCATAAGCTTACTGGTGGAACCTGGAACATCACCGATGATATTTTGGCCCAGGCTGATGCTGAGATGGGCCTTACCGAAGCCGTTACTGAAACGGGAGAAGCGACGGAAAAGGCTGCTAAAAAGCAGAAGAAAGCCGTCGAGGAGATGACGACTGAGGAAAAGTCAGTTGGTGCCCTGGCTAATGTATTCATTGGTGTGACTGCTGCGGTTGATGCAGTTAAGAAAAAGTTTGGGGAGCTGCCCAAGATTGACTTTGGCAAGTTCTTTGATGATCTGGCTACAAAAGTGTACAATTTGTCGGTGGCGTTTAGGGACTTCTTACTTAAGCACGCCGGGATGATTGCCAATGTTCTCAGTGGTTTAGTGAATATTCTTAAAACGGTTGGCACTATATTTTTGTGGCTGGCAAAGACTACGTTAAAGATCCTTGGCGTAGCTTTGCTTGCTGTTGCAGGAATCATTGGTGGAGTAGTCATTGCTATCTCTGCCATCATAGATGCAATCAAGAAGTGGGCCGAGCAGACCCAGATCGTTGAAAAAGTCACTACTTTCTTTTCAACCAAGCTTGAAGCAGCTAAAGCTAAGATAATCGCTTGGAAGAATGCGTTTATGCAGATTGCTGGCGTGTCTAAAGCGATTGAAAGTCTCAAGAATGGTTTTACAGCAGCTGGAAAAGCGATTCCGAACTTCCTTACGATGGCTACCAAAGGACTTATTGGCTTTGGAAAGCGCGTAAAGAATTCGTTCAAAGGCCTGTTTTCAGGGAAATATACGCCGAAGCAATTCTTTAAGAGCATTGGTGATGCCGGAAAGAACTTTGGGAAAAAGTTTGCGAACTTTAAAGGTTTTGACGGGATCAAGCAGGCGTTTACAGACACTAAGGTAGCAGCAAAGAACACCGTAGACACTATGGTGGCAACTGTTGACACCTTGGGCAAGAAATCTGATGGTTCCCTCAATCTATTTGGTAAAGTTTGGGAAGGGATTAAGAACGTATTTACCTTTATCTCTACTCATGCTAGAAACGCGGTTAAAGGAGTTCAGGAATTCTTTGCCGTGTTCCATCCAATCAAGGCCGTTATCGATTGGCTGTCCAAATTAGGCTCTAAGGTAAAAGAGTTTGCTACGTCATTTAAGTCATTCGCGACGGTTCAGGGCGCATTTGACAAGTTTAAGGGAGCATTCGCTGGATTATCCGAGTCCGTTCCGAAATTCTTTGGCGGGGCTGCAAAGCATGTTGGATCGTTCTTTAAACGAATCGCAAAGGCAGGATCGGATCTTATTCATGGAGAGATTAGCCCCAAAAAATTCGTTGAGAGTGTAAAGAATGCATTTGGGAACTTCGCGCGCTTCTTT